AGTTCATTTGCTATTGAAACATCTTGACCAAGATTGTTCATTGTTTCTGGTGTGCCAGTAAATGTTCTGGTTTGGTAACCTTGACCACTGTCTTTAAATTCAAATCCATCGCCAGCGTAAACGCCATATCTACTAACTTGACCAAGTGCGCCGTTGTTTCCATCCATAGATACTGGATCGATACTTAAATCTTTTGGGCGAATTTGTGGGTTTTGTGATGATTTGTTAAGTGAATCAATATATCTTCTACTTTTATCGTAATCATCTTGTTGAAGCTGTAATGTTCTAGCATTACCACCTGTATTGTCTTGTTGCATATAAACAGGAGGTGAAGTTTCAAACACTGGCAAAGTTCCATATGTACTAGGGTTAGGACTAACATTTGCAGGTACTGGATTACGATCTCGTCTATCTCTCGATGTATTAACTACTGGTGGTGGTGTATATACTGGCTTTGGCGCAGAGAAAGTTGCCGCCGCACCTTTTCTATCTGCCCTTGATCCTCCACCACTACTCGCCGCGCCTGCACTAGATCCACCTGATCCTCCGCCACCGAAACACATAAAAACTGGGTTCTTTGAAAATAACGTATTGATCATAAAACTACGCCCTCATTTGCTCTGGGTTTGGATTTGGTTGCCCCGACATAGGTGGCTGTTGTGCTTGTGGCATTGCGCTTGCAAATGCGCCTAACGCACCTACATCTCCGCCGCCTGCCATTCGACGCTTAATCTCCATTACTTTATCAACTAAATATTTGTTCATGTCTATAGGTGGTTGCTGACCCCCACCTTGGGAGGGTAGTGGGGGCGCACCCTGTGGTCTTTCTTGCGGTAAACCGCCAAAGGCCGCAGGATTAATTGGTGGCAAGTTATACTGTGGGGGGTACATTTTTCATTGCCTCCATTTGAATTTTAGCATTATTTTTTTCTCGCTCTAGTTGCAGATCTGCCTCCAACTTAGTGATCTTGGCTTGCATGTCAGCTTGTGCTTTCGCCATTTCGATCTCCATGTCTTGTCGCGCTTCAGCTTGCTTGATCTCGATATTAGATTTCGCTTTAGCTTGGTCTGCTTGGATTTGTGCTTGTGTTCTAGCCTTGAGTGCTTCGGTTTCAAGTTTAGCAAGTTCCTGTGCATATTGCAGTGGATTGCCTTGCTGACCTTGTTGTCCGCCCATCATGCCTTTCATTGCCTCGATTTGTTTCATCTGAGGTGATGCCTTCACAACTTCAGCCGCACGTTGACTAATTAAGCGATCCATCTCTGGATCTACTGCCTCAAACTTAAACTTAGGATCTTTAAAGTCTGGCAACATCGGCATAGGCATATTAATGCTTGCCTCCATGCGTTGACGATAGAGAAGCGCAATGTGTTCTGCGATATGTGCGATCAACACAGGTTGCATAGCTTTAGCACCAGGATTTCCTGCTAATGACGGATCTTGCAAGAATTGCATGTGAACCGCAATGTGTGCATCGTGATCTTGCTCTGGGAATGCTCGAATACCTTTGCCGTACAATACGCTCATATTCTCGTCAATTGGATCCATTTGCACAGCTTCTTCTGGCTTCTGCAATATTTGATCTATGTTTGGAATCCGAAGTGCTTCGTACATACGTTTGTATGCCTCGTACAAATCATGGAATTGTGGAGCGGATCTTGACATCTCCAGAACAGCTTGTGCCTGTGCAATTCGCTGTGCTGTTGAGAATATGTTTGGATCACTAACTGGTATGATATCAATTCGATCATCAAAGTCAGTTCGATAGATAGTATCATCTGCTCCAGCTTGTGAGAAACTAAACTCGTCAGGTAGGTTTTCAGCATTTAACTGCGCTAACAATTTAAATTCTTGGCCTTGTGCGTAATGCAATCTCTTGTGTATCGCACTGAATGCCTTTGATCCTTGCTCAATCAACGCAACAGTTGAACCAACAGGTGCATTCGGATTTACATCTCCGACATTTAAATCTGCCGTACTTGCAAATCTCTGCCCAGCGTCAACCATAAAGCCTAGCAAATTAAACAGAGATCCACTTGGCTCTTTAAACGGCAATGGCATAATAGCTTTGTTGATGTCATCAACTGTACTGTCTATGTCATTAAACTCGCCTGGGCTAATCTGCATGTCGCCACCTTGGACGCGACCACGTAATTTAAATCCACCTTGCATGTTGCTGAATGCGGCACTGTCTAGCAATGCACGTAAAGATCCAGTTGCCGCTTTACCCAAACCACCAATCATGTGGTACAAGCCAAAGCCATAGAACCCTAAACCTGGTAAGAATTTGTATGACACAAACCAATCACGGCGTTGTCTCATCTCATCTTCTTGCTTCCAGTTGCGTCTAATGCTCACAACATTTTGATTCTCGTAATCAATTGTAATGACATATGGCAATGCAACTGCATTGTCTTCTGATTCGCCATCAACCATTTCTTCGCCATCGAATCCGTCAAACAAATCATAGACGTGCATTTCGAGTAATGTCATTACATCATCGTTGCTATCATCGTACTCATCAACGCCTTCGATCTCACCAATTACATCACCTGATGGATCAATCGTATCTCCGCCAGCATACTTCGTCGGTAGGTAATATCCGTTCTGCACGTAACGATTGAAGTCGTTCTTTGGCATACGAATAATATGCGTGTAACGTGGTGAGGTGTATAAGTCTTTACTTTCTGGGGCGACCACAAAGTCTTCAGCTTTAACAAAGTCACTGCACTGGCGATCCATGTTTACGTTCCACCAAACCTTCTTGAAGGTATGACCGATTAACGGAAGGTGGAATAGCATCTGATCTAAGTCAGGGAAATACTCAGGCATTTCCTGAGTGATTTGGTAATTCATAAACTCACGAACACGGCGACCTTGTTCTTCTAGCTCTTCGTCTGGGTTGCCTATGATTACAGATTTAACTGGCCCACCTGATGGGTAAAGCTCTGCAATTGCCTTCGCATTAAATTGAGTTGCCGCTTCTGCGATTAACGGATGCACCACAACTGAAAGTCCGCGTGTGCCACGTTCATCTTCGCCTTCGTCAAGTCCGCCATCTGGATCTAATGTCTTCAATCCTTCTTTGTAGCGTTCCTTCCACTCTGACCGAGCTTCCTCATCATTTTCGTAATAACCTACAAGTTCTTGCGCTTTTCGTGCGAGATCTCGTTCATCCATCTGTTCAGCTAAGTTGGAATCAAATTCTGCGGCATCTGCCTCATCCATCGCATCTAATTCTGGGTCACCAATCAGAACATCGCCATCTGCAAGCTCCTCGATCATTAACTCATCACTAGGTGCGCCTTCAGCAAATGGTATAATATTTGGGTCAGCCATAGAGGGTAATCCTTTGTTTTTCTACTGGCTCGTCATCTTCAGGGTCTTCACTGTGTCCAACAAACCATCCTTTTCGTAAACGCAACCAAGCCTGTGTACACGTATCAACAACGTCATCGTTGGGGTGTGCAGGGAAAGCCGCGCATATGTCTATTAAATCTTTAGCCCATTTTCGATCAGAAGGGTAGTAAATTCTTCCATCTTCTAAAAGTGCGCTTGATGCGTGCGCTCTCGCTTCCTTATCTCGGTCAGGAGAATAAGCTAAAACTGGTATTCCAGCCATGCGTAAATCTTGCAGTAGAGACTGGCCTGACGCTTTCTTCTCGATCAATACAGCGTCTGGCTCCCAATCTTCGTAAGCCTCCTGTGCAATTTTTCGTAAATCTGGGTAGCTCACCTTATCGTACCAAGCCTCCAAGACAATCGCACACATTGCGCCTTTGTGCTTAAATACACCCCAAGTTGTTCTGGCACTAAAGCTAGAGCTTTCCTTGGCTTCGAATGCAGTATCCCATGACTGAAGAACATATTCGATCTCTGGTAATTCTGGCTTTTCCCAAGGAACCCACCACGATGCTCTCAGGATACCACCACCTTTTGGCGATGGACGTTGCTGTAGCTGACCAGCAGATGCATACGATCCAAGAGATCTTTCCAAAGTTGATAAAGTTTTCTCGTCAATTCTTTCAGGCCACAGCAACTCACCTTCCTTTGTTCTTGGATCAGTAAACCCAAGTGACGACTTCATAGGATTCGGCGCACCTATTTCATAACGAGCAGGCAACATTAGGTGATCCCACTCATCACCAAGTTGATTTGCCAAGACGTGACCTGTGAGATCCTGTTCGTGTAGCCTCTGCATAATAATTACAAACGCACCAGTCTGAGGATCGTTTAGTCGTGTCTGCATGGCCTGATCCCACCAATCAAGTACACCTTCACGCACTTTAGAGCTATCTGCCTCGACAGAGTTGTGTGGATCATCAATGCAGATGATGTCGCCACCATCACCAGTTAACGCACCACCAACTGACGTTGCGATTCGATAGCCTGTCTTATCATTCTCAAATCTCTGCTTTTGGTTTTGATCGTCGGTCAAATTAAACTTATCGCCAAAGTGCGCCTGATACCACGGACTGTCGATTAACCTTCTACACTTCGTACTATCCCTGATCGACAAGGAACTTGCGTAAGATGCGTAGAGAAACTTTTTGTGAGGTTGGTGCGCCCAAGTCCAAGCTGGCAGAGCAACAGCCACGCTGATTGACTTCATGTGTCGAGGTGGCACGTTAATGATCAGACGTTTGATGTCGCCCTCGACTACAGCTTGCAAGTGATCCGAGACTGCATCGATGTGCCAGTTGTTTTTAAATGGAACGCCAGGTTCAATCGTAGGCCAACTAGCCTTCGTAAATTCCCTCAATGATCTGCGGTACTTCTCCGCTCTCACCTGTTCCAACGTTAGATTTGATAAAAGCGTGTTCAATTGCTGTGAGTTCATCTGTACCAATCCTTGTTAAGTCGAGGGTTAATGTACGCTCCTCATGAATTTTTGTTTCTGTCTTATCCACCCAGCCTGCGCGGTTCTTCAGGTAGAAGATGATAGACGGCACATTGCGATCCACAGTGGCATTTTCAAAGAGCGCGTTGGTCACGGCATCTATGCCACGAGCCTGACCTCTTTTTATAGCCTCCGAAAATTCCGAATTTTCTGACTGATGAAGCATGAAAGTTGACACTGAAACGCCTAGCATTCCAGCCGCCTGTTCTTTCGTTAATCCCTTGGTCATAAGATTTTCTACGTTAAGCAAAACTTCATCGGTGATCTCGAACTTCGGTCTACCGACTGGATTTTTAGTTTTGACATCTGACATAGTGTTGACCTTTCTTTTCAGTGGTTAGCTGTATTTAACGAAATATAGCCTAACTCTTTAAAAAAGAAAAGTATCAGATCAAAAATCTATTTATGTCATTTATGGCATATTTATGGCATATACCAAATCTGCCATAATTCATCTACTCTATACTCCTTATTTATATAGTTATTATATATATATATTATTATTATTATTATTTATGTCATACTGTCATACCCCCCCCCTTCTCCCCCACAGGTATAGGTATGGGGGGGTAAAAAATAGGTGGGATCTATTAGGGGGTACATGCCATATATGCCAAAAATGCCATAAATCACTTTCGCCCTTATTTTATTGATAAAAAGGCCAAAAAATAGTATGCCATAAATACTGCCATAAATACTGCCATAAATAAAAACGTGAGAAAGGAATAGATAGATGATTAATTTAATGCAAGGCGACTGTCTTGAAATGATGAAGACAATACCTGATGGAAGTGTTGATTTAACAGTCACAAGCCCACCATATGACAATCTAAGAAGCTATAATGGTAATAACGATCAATGGGGTGAACACGTTTGGAAGGATGTTATAGCCGATTTGCACAGGGTTACAACAGATGGTGGTGTTGTTGTTTGGGTAGTAAATGATGCTACAATAAAGGGAAGCGAAACAGGTACATCGTTCAAGCAAGCATTGCACGCAATGGAGTGCGGCTTCAATCTGCATGACACGATGATATATGAAAAAGCTCAAGCGTTTGGCGGCTCAAAGTATGCGTATCTTGCAAGCTTTGAGTATATGTTTGTGCTTTCAAAAGGCAGGACAAAAACATTTAACCCACTTTGCGATAGAAAAAATGTGCGGGGAGGTGTGGCTGAGACAACGGCAAAGGCAGGCATGAGGAGAGATGGTGCTATACCAGAACGTCATTTAAAAACAGCGAAAGAATTTGGGAAAAGAAAGAATATCTGGAAATATGGTGTCGGTGGTGGAAAGACGAAACACCCAGCGGTCTTCCCATTAAAGTTAGCTCAAGATCACATCACATCATGGAGCAACGAAGGCGACACAATCCTAGACCCCTTTATGGGCAGTGGAACAACAGGTGTTGCGGCAAAAAACTTAAACCGAGACTTCATCGGCATCGAGTTAGACGAAAGTTATTTTAATATTGCAAAGGAGCGTATCAACAGAGATGATACAACGTGAGAAAGGAACAGATATGAGTACAGTTTACGTTGTGACACGACCCAGAGAAAATAAGTTTGGATGGACTCCAGATTTATCTGACGCCACGAAGTATGGTAAGTTACAGGTTATCTTTGAGCCTGACGAGAAACCACAGTTTAATCCGAGCCGAGCTATAAACATTGCGAGAGTTATCCTTCAGTCGTTTAGTGAAGATGACTATCTACTGTGGGCTGGTGGCGGAGATCCAGTAGCTGTGATGATTGCATGTATGGTAGCCTCTGAAAACTGTGATATTGTGAACGTCCTCAGATGGGAGCGCAACTTCAACGAGGGTGAGCGAGATCGCCGTAAGGGTTGGTACTTACCAGTTAAGATGGATATGTCTTAAACTTTTTTTATTTTTATTCACTTTTCCTATTGCTATACTATATACAGTATGCTACATAATGTATGTAGAAAGAGAAAAGGAATACAAAAATGTTAAACAAAACTAAAAATGGAAAATTTGATCAACGATCTGCTTATGGCAGAAGAATGCAATCTATTGCAGATAATCCACCAACTTTGGCTGATAAAATATCTGACCTTCACAAAGAAATAAATGTTGAAGCTAAGAAAGCTGAAATGGCTAATAGTAACATTCAATATCTTTTAAATAAAATTGCTCAATTGTCTGAAGGAACTGAGGTTTTAACTATGGAAGACCTAGATAAAATTGATGAAGCACTTGAGGGGGAAGTATAATGTCACTTAATATTACACAAACTGAAATCAATACACTTTGGGACAAGGGATACCGCCCTTTTGAAATTTATACATCTAACCCAGAGCCTGTAATGTATCACGGCAAAATGGAAGAAACTAATGCAGTTGGTGGTTGGGATATCAAACACATCTTTGCCACACGCGATGAAATTGAAAACTATCCAAACTTTGACTGCATCATAATGATAGACAGTGTTGCTTACTGTACTGAAATCTTTCACGGCAATGAAGTTAAGTCTAACAAGTCATCTAACTTCACAGACCTTGAAATGAATGTCATTAACATTTTAGCTAACAATCACAAAAATTTAGATGATAGTGGTCAGTGGCAATCAGATGATGGGGAATATCCTCACCTTGATACATGGGAGCTTACTATTGATGGTAGGCCACAAAATTTAACAATATTCACAAAATATGATTTAGACCCAAAAGTATATAGGGGTGTTATCTCTAGCCTTATTCAAAAAGGCGCAATTGAAACAGACGAATATGAAGCTGTTGCAGTGACAACTAAAGGGCGTCGTGTTCCAACAACTTTACAGGCAATTGCTATCAACAAAGAAACTTTTAAGGAGGTGGCGTAATGGG